TAAGAGGATGGTTCGCAGGCAGAGCTTTGATCATGAAAGATAAGGATGAGAAAAGTTTTATAGATATAACTCCGTGGGATCCTATGCATACATACTGGTCAGCAGGAGCAGACGGACTCCAATGGGCCTGCTACAAAGTTAAAAAATCTAAAGAGCAAATAGAATCTGAATATAATATTAAACTTGCCGTTAATGATAATTACGAAGACTGGCTGGAAGTATATGACTATTACGACAAAGAAGTAAATATAGTTGTACTATCCAACGGAAGAGTAGCTAAGAAAGCTACCCCTCATGGCTCCACAAATGTCCCTGTATTCCTTGGACCTGTAGGAGCAACCCCTATGATACAGGCAATGAATGACCACGTCCCAATTGATGACACGATAGAAGATCATGGAGAATCTGTATTCAAACATAACAGAGAAGTTTATGAAAATCATAATCACGTAATGTCAATCATGCTTGAGATGACATCAAGAGCGAGAAAGCAAGGATTGAAAATAAAGTCAAGGGACGGAATGAAGACACTAGACGAAGACCCCTATAAAGAAGGCACAGAAATCTCCCTCGCTCAAGGTGAGGACATAGAGCCATTAGGATTAATGGAAGTAGCCCAAGAAACAGGAGCGTTTATGGGTCTGGTGTCGGGCGAACAGCAGAGAGGTTCCGTCCCCCACTCTATCTTTGGAGACCTTCAGTTTCAGTTGTCAGGGTTTGCAATAAATACCCTCAGACAGGGAATTGACAGCGTTCTTCAGCCAAGAATGGATGCATTACAACTGGCATACACTACAATTTGTATGCTCCTTAATGACCAGTATCTGACAGAATCCTTTGATGCCATGGAATTATCAGGGCAGGATATGAACAGAGCATACTTTAAAGAAGAAATTAAACCCTCAGATATAAAAGATGCCGGTGATATTGTTATCACATTTGTCGGACAACTTCCACAGGATGATATGTCCAAGATGAGCATGGCACAAATAGCAAGGGAAGGAGAATCTCCATTACTCCCTGATGGTTATATCAGAGATAAAATACTTGGATTACAGGATACCGATGATATGGAAGCTGCAATCAGAGAACAACAGGCAGAAAGAGTTTTGCCTGAAGCTGCACTGTGGACTTTATTGTCTGCATCAGAAGAAAGAGGAAGACCAGATCTTGCACAATTTTATTTTGGAGAACTGGTTACAATATTAAATGAAAAACTGGCAAAGAGGCAGGAATCAATAATGGCTGCACAACAGGCCATGCAACCTCAGCCCCCTCCACAGCAACAACAGGGATTACCTGGTATGGCTATGGGAGCCGGAGGAGCAGGACCAACAGCCCCACCGCAGGTTATGCCTAATGCAATGATGGGAGTACCACCACCTATTCCAAATCCACAGGGAGGACCTTTGGTTCCCCCGGGACAACCAAGACCGGGAGCGTTATCTCCTGAACAATTAGAAATATTAAGGATGCAAGGTCCAGCCGGAGGGATATAATGAGCGTAAGTGAGATATTAAAAAAATTACATGAAATAGTTGTATTAAATAAATGGGACAGAAGATTCGCCCCAGATAAGGGAACAGATTTTTTTAGCAGATACGGAAAGGATTGGATAAATAATTTTATAAATGCAGAAAAAGAAAAAGCACAGGGAAAAGCTAAAGCAAACAATTGGTTAGCTGTTGCAAAAAGTGCTGAGGCTA